GCCGTTACTTGCATTCACTGGAGCGTTCCAATGGACTGGATGGTTATCAAGCCAAGCCTGGAAGCACAGCTAAACCTTGAGTGCAGTTGCCGTGGAATAAAAGAGACAAAAAATTTAGCTGAAGTACGAGACTTATGTGTAGCTCTTATGCAGCAAAATTTTTATCAGGGTCTGATGTTGCGTCAGGCAATAAACCGCATAAGCACTCTTGAGTCAAATCCTTTTAACTTGTTACCGGAATAATTTCTACTTCCTGGTTTATTTTTACTTTGACCCCTATAACTCGCTCCAAAGTGCTCCAGTCACAAGCATCATCTAGTTGATCTGTCCAAATAGCTTGTTTTGAGTCCTCGTAGTAAGCAGCAAGAAACAGCGACTCTTCAAAAGCCGCTTTGAGAGCAAAGCGCATGGAATGACTTAATCGTCTTTTGATTTGGCCCGACCTTCAACCTGCTTACGGACGGATTGCCGCCACCGAGCAAGGTCTTTGGCTTCGGCCTCGCTGTAAACAGTAGGCGAACTAATGCGCTTTAGCTCCGAATAAACAGCTTCCCTTATCCAAGCTGTCGCACGCTGTTTGTTCTTGGCAGCTTCTTGTTGGACTAACTCTGCTCGATTGGGGTCAAGCAGAACTTGAAAATACTGTTTATTACCGTGCCGAATAGCCATAACGTTTAATGTGCTACAGACACGTTACCATGTAATAGAAGAATCAACCTTCTTTTTCCACGCATTTGCTTGAGCACGGCGGGCTTGAGCGCGCTGGTTCGTGCAGCCCGCTCGCACTTCCCGTGCTCCTTCTAAGAACATTGCAGCCCGCTGCAAGTCACCGGTAGTTGCGCCTTGGATCGCTTTGTTGAGGCGCTCCATCACTATTTGCCTGCCGGTACGCGGCATTCATGACCTCGCATAAATCCTTGTAGTACGTTACCCGGCCTCGACAAGAACAAAACCATCCGATGTCTGTCAGATAGACGCTAACCATCAGTGAACCTCGCTCCAGGTTTTGCCGACAGACACCTCAGCTAGTGCAGGAATTTCTCCAAGCCACTTGGCCTCAGCATCCTCCATCACCTGTTTTAAGGTCGCAGCCCAATCCTGAGCCTCATCCTCCCTAACAAGCAACAGAATTTCGTCATGCACAGCAGCAGCAATACGAACGGTGTCCTCCCCCGCTGCTTTGACCTTTGGCCATAGGTTGCCCAAAGCGCACTTAAGAATGGCAGCACCAGCTCCTTGGATCGGCGTGTTGCACCTAACAGTCAGCCGATTCATATCACCCTGCAAATACCGCCGCATTCCTGAAAGCGGGATCCTGGTTTCCGCCCACTTGTCGTATTTAGTGCGATCCGCAGCTGCTGCATTGTTGCGCTGCCACTCGGCCACCCCCTGGAACGCATCAAGCCATTCATCCCTAATTTCCGCCGCGCGCTCTTGCGTCATGGTGATGCCCATGCCCCCTGCATAGTTACGCAGACCTGCGGGGCCAGAGCCATACAGCAAACCAAAGTTGGCTGACTTTGCAGTTTGCCGATCACAGCCGATGGCTTCTGCCGTAACGGTATGTGGGTCTTCCCCAGCCTGGAACGCAGCAATCATCCGCTCATCTTTTGCTACTGCCGCAGCGAGGCGCAACTCCATCTGACCGAAATCAGCATCAACCAGCAGCCAGCCTTCAGGCGCTTCAACGCAACTGCGGAACTGCTTGTCACGCGGAATTTGCTGGTTATTGGGCTTAATACAGCTCATGCGTCCCGACTCCGCACCAAGCTGCATGTAGCTGGCACGCACAAAGCCGGTGTCGTCCATTTTTTCCTGGATCGACTCAATCATCTGGCGGCGTTTTTCACACCTTTTCCACTCCAGATATATCTGAATAACTTCGTGATCAGCGGCATAAGAACGCAGTGCTTGCCTAGATGCACTGGGTTTGCCGTTGGCATCACGAGGGGGCTCACCGCCCAACAGCACGGTGAGTTTTTCCACAAGTTGCTTTGGGCTGTTGATGTTGAAGCCTGCATACTTCTTCGTGCCATCTCGAACTTTGCCCTGGTCCTTCACACGCAGATTGAAGCTGCCATCTTCATCACGTGGCAACTTGTGCTCTTCCGGCATTGCAGCATCCAGCTGCAGCACAAAATCTTTGGCTAAACCCTTGATGTCGTGTTCGTAATCGACCTTGCGCTGTTGCAAGTTCTCGGCGTTCCAGGGCAGACCTGTGCGCCACATCTGGGCCATCGCGGGCAGCGCGCGACACTCAAGCTTGAAAGCTGGTCCGAGCCTGTCGCGACTGATTCGGTGCTCCAAGATTGCGTCAAGCTCCATCAGAGCCGCAACGTCGTTGGCCGCGTAATCCAGCTGTTCTTTGCTGAGATCTCCGCCCCAGTTAGAGCGCTGCTGTTCTTTCGACAGCTCTTTTTTCAGATAGCGCTTTACAACGCTGTCGAGACCGTGCTTCGTATTAGGCAAGCCGTTGGTGAGAAGTCGGCTGGCCAACATGGAGCAACGGACCCACCCAGCCGGATAGATGTCGTGCTCCTGAAGCCAACCGAGGTCGAAGACAGCGTTATGGGCCAGCCAGAATCGGTCTGGAGTGCGGAAGAACCGGCGGAGGTCAGCCCAGTCGCTTTTACCAAGTTGAAAGCAGTCAATCAGAACAATAGTGTCGCGGTCTCTGGCACCTAACTGCAAGAGCCGCAATCTGCCGCGCTCGGGCTGCAACTGAAGCGTTTCTGTGTCAAAGCAAAGAGACTGAGCTGTGTTTATTTTTCGCAGGTGCTCAATACCTTGAAAAACTTGAGGAGACATGGGTGGTGTCGTTTACGCACACCAATGTAGCACATTGAGCTATTCGGCTAACTCGCTGAAAACAAAAGCAACAATGCTTTCGACTTGACGCCGGTCCATTCCTTGACCTGCCCTGCGGCGAGCGCGCTCCACCAAGTCATAAAACTCGCCGGGAGTAGAAAACTTTTTTGATTTCTTTGGAGTGCGCGTAACACGATCACGAAGCAAATCAGATCGCGAAATGCCCAACTGATCCGCTTCAATTTTTAGACGATCTGCATCAACATCGTCTACTTTAATTTCAATCCTTTTCATGATTAAAGATATTCGTTGTAAAAAACACTGCCTGGGCCGTATTTAGCAACGATCTCTGGAAAAGCATCCAGAACGCGGTCGCGATTACGGGGGTCAGCGTTCAAAGCAGCTTCAGCGACTTTGCTGAGAAACGACCCACCGTAATGATGAGCCGTTTTAACAGTGGCTTGAATCTGTTTTTCGGTCACAGCGCGGTAAACCACATACACAGAGTAGCACATTAACAGGCTTTTGCCTAGTAAGTCAGTCCCACATATTCCAATCGTCCGCGCCAGGTTCGACACCCTTATGTCTCTGATTATCCGCGTTAAAAAGCGGATCCCTTGTGGCGGAAGGGTTCTTACCAACAATCGTCTTTGTTAAAAGTTCTGGTTTTGTTAAAAGTCCCTCGCTTGGACTTTTGACAATTTCTGACTTTTGACAATCCACTTTGTTGTTTAAATCCGTTCCAGGAGAAGGGGTTTGATTTTTAACAAGGGGTTTCACGGACCTTTCACGCGCGCGAGACGTAAACAACCTTGGAACGTCTGTACCAACCGCCTCATAGAACGCAGGGGGCCGCCCCTTACCCGTCCAACTCGCCGGAGTAGCACACCGTTCAATCAGCTTCTGGCCCTCCAGCTTGTCCAGGCTGTATTTGATCGCGCGCTTCTTATGAATGCCGCCTAACAGGTCGTGATCTACAAAATCCTGGACCGTCCAAGGTGCGCGCGTGCGTCGCATCTCTTTCAACATGTCCAGCATCTGTCGCGTCGGTCCATTGACCTTGTTCTCTTTCTCAGGCACCGGCCCGATTTGGTACGTGTAATCCGGCAGCAGGGAAAAGGCCATCTCTTGTCCTTCACGGTCATCGCGTGACTTTTCAACGGTCACGACCCTGGTGTTGTCGCTCAGGCTCAGCTCAGCCAGCTGTTTGTTGTCCAGCCGCTGCATGTTCCACGTTTCATCTACAGCAGCCCTAATGGCGCTGGTGCCACGGAAACTGCCATTCCTGTTGTTGTGGTGAATCACGATGATGGTGCAGGCCCCAAAATCCTCACCATTGCGCCGCGCAAGCTTCTTTAAGGGCAGCGCATACTCCCTGCGGTTCTCCTCATAAGGGTTGGAGTCGTTGCAGCCGTCCAGGCTGTCAATCACCACCAGGTCATAGTTCGGCGCTTCCTTCGGCCCCTGGAGCTTTTTAAAGCGGCTGTACCAGGACATGTCCCACTCACCCACAACATCAACACCAGTGGTGACGCCGATCAGATCAAACTGACGCCGCACAATCCGCTCACTCTGGTCTCCGTTCAACCAAAGGCAGCGACCCTTCGGCACGTTGACCAAACCGCCATGAACGTTGAACGACCGCCCCTGACTGATGTGCTTGCACAGCGTTTGACACATCGCTGACTTACCTGTGCCGCCATCTGCGTGAATCAGCAGCAGCCAAGGCTTCGGCAGCAAGCCAGGAATCAGGTAATCAAACGATGCGTCGTCCAACTCGCTCACAGCCCTGGGACGAAACTCTTTGTTCCGCTCAAATGTGAGGTGGGCATCAAGCATCCGGTCAATGGCCGCCGCCCCTTCTTTGTGCCGCCCAGCTTCTTGAGCCAGCTGAGTTTTGGCCTGATCAAGCAGCGCCGGATTCTCAATGCTGTCCTCTAGCTCCAGCCCCCGCGCGATGACCTCCTCCCCGCTGAGTAGGTCGAGCTTGTACTTGAGCGGGAGCGCTTCGATCTCTTCCACCAATCGTGCAAGACCGTCCCTTTGAAATCGTGTCCGCTCACGATCCACCAGGTCGGCCTGACGAATTAGCGAGCCAAAGCCCAACCCACCGCTTCTAAAACCGTTCTCCCAGCGTTCAGCACAGGGGTTTTTACCTCCCTCCCAATCGTCGGCATATTCGTTATCACGGCGACTCCACTCTTCCCACAGCTTCAAGCCATCCTCATTGGGTAGCTCGCTATGAATCATTGCCCCGATTTCCCACCAGAACTGCTCAGAGTTCGCCCCACGGGGCTCAATGACACTCAGGCAGCTCCGCGCAATCTCAATCTTTTCCTCCCTGGAACGATTGGAGTACCGGCTATCACGGAGCTTGCGAGTATCACCGCGCTCATTGAGCTTGCGGTACTGCTCACGCATCCGCTCTAGCAGCCATTCAGGAGCGGTAGGGATATTGTTTAGATCGCCAGTAAAGGTGTACTTTCCCTCATCTTTGTAAGCACCAAAAAGCAGACCTTGCCTACCCCAAAGCACTTCCCAACCCTCGTACCCACCAGCAGCGTGGCTGAGGTCAGAAACAGTCAGTCGATCCTTTTCAGGAACAACAAAAAGAAACTTTGCCGCATTCTTTTTCGGTGAAGTAATCCGTGGAGCGTTCTCTAGATCCTTGCCCCACTTCTCTTCAATGGCTCCCAGATTGGCGTCAACGTCAAAGATGACGAGTCCTTCGGAACGTGTGCCGCTGTAAACGCCGACAGCCTTAAATTCTTCGGGGTACTTCTCGATGTGTTGGGCCGTGAACTCAGGCGAGAGCTTTTCGTGAGGAGCCCGACCCAACGGAGACTTGCCGCAGGCTGCTTTGCCGTTGGGCATCTTCGCGCCCTTGGCATAAATCGGCGCAGTAGCCCAGTGCTTGGGCAGGCTGCGGACGAAACTGACAAGATCCATTTGCTACAGTGTGACTGCTAAATGTTTTTTGATACCCCTGGGTGCTTCACCGGCCCCCAGGGGTTTTTCCATTCTATAGCAGTTGCAAACCCCTAACGCTTTGCTACATTGTTGAGGCACCGGGCAACGTGCCCACAGCAAAGGACCCCATGGGCTTCATCTCATCCAAGAACAAGTCAGCCATCAGCGCCGGTTCCGGCGGCGGCTACCTCAACCCCTCCAAAATTCAGAGCGGCGGCAGCGTCCGCTTTGCTCTTCTGGAAGATCAACCTCTTGAATTCTTTGAGTGCTGGGGCGAGTCATCTGAAGGCGGCATCAAGCCTTTCCGTTTCAGCGACGATCCCAGCCCTGAGGACATCGACGAAGAAATGGGACCTGAGTTCACCCGCCGCATGAACCGCGAGGGCACCGCTCCTGAAAAGGTCAAGTTCGCCATCGCTGTGCCCGTTTACAACTACGAGTCCAGCAGCGTCCAAATCATGCAGCTTTCACAGAAGAGCTTGCAAAACGAACTGGACGACATCTCTCAAATGGAGGACTACGCCAACCTGTTGGAGTGGGACTTCGTTCTGGGCAAAGAAGGTAACGGCCTTGAGACCCGTTACAGCCTGCGCCCAGTGCCGCGTAAGAAGGGCACCCAGGACAGCATCGAATCCGCCTGGACCGATGCACGCGCCGCTGGCTTCGACATCGGCCGCCTGTTGACCGGCGAAAACCCATTCAAAGCCGAGTAACACAAACCGGCTAATGACCTGGGGGGTGCACCATGTGTGTACCCCTTTTTTAGTACCTACTTGTCTCATTTGTTGTCATTGATTATCAACAACCTTGGGACATTAGATCTTGATAAGAATGTCATACAAGCTAAATTTCTGTGATAGAGGTATAGTTTGAGGACTGCGAAGAAGCCGATGCACGGACAGCTCCAAACTCGCTCCTGGAACGGAACCGCAATTCCCCGCCGCACCTCTGATGGCTACATAAACGCGACTGCTATGGCCAAAGCCAGCGGTAAGCAGTGGAATAACTATTTTCAAACCGATCGCACTACCATTTACATGGAGGCTTTGTCAAGAAACCTGGGAATCCAGGTAACTTCCCTTTACACCGCCAAACCCGGAGAGGGGACGTGGATTCACGAACGCTTGGCGGTGGATTTTGCTCGTTGGATTAGTGCTGATTTTGCGGTGTGGATGGACGCCTGGTTTTTGGAGGAGGTGAAGGGCCTATCTCAAATGCAAAACACTCAGCCTGTTCTGGCTCCCACGGTGCTGGATACCGTTGACCGAAGCATCAATTTGCTGGAACGTCTTGGCGGAGTAGACGAGCGGGCTCAGATGTTGCTGCGTGATGTCGTGCTAAACACTGCGATGAAATCAGCGGGCGGCACTGCTCCCGCACTTGAACCCGCAAAGGAACTAACGCTTTCAGAAAAGCTGATTGAGTTGGGCTGCCCTTCGCACAAAGCAACCCCATTAGCCGCAAAAATTGGCAAGGAAATTAAGGGGCTGTACCGAAGAAAGAACGGCAGAGAACCCAAAAGCCAAGATCAGCTTGTCAATGGCCGTCGTTGCTCTGTTGCGCTTTATGAGCGGGACTTCTTGAACTGGCTTGACTCCGATTTTCAAGCGTTTATTAAAGAGTTCTGCGCCTCGTAAAAACATGAGTGACCACCTGGAACGGGCCATGCCCGAAGTAGTCACAACAGTTCTCGATGATGGCTGCATCGCAATTTCAGTGGGAGACTTCACTGGGGTGGTCAGTTCAATGCACTTAATCGAGCCCAAAGCTCATCAATTACAGAGTGCCTGGCTGGCACGTGAAGCCGAATTATCTGATGTCCGCTGATACACAAAACGCTCTTGCCGGACTGCGCCGCTGGAGCTTGGTTCGTGATGACTCCGGCCCGCACCGCGTTTACCGCGACGAACTAAACAATGTCTACGCTTCAGTAACTCACATCCTTAAAGAAACCTCACCGCAATGGCAGAAAGATGCACTTGATCGATGGATTCAAAAACCAGGTTCTGCCCTGGAGCGTGATATTGCCTGCCAGCGCGGGACTTTGGCTCACGATCACGCGGAATATGTCCTCAAAACAGCGGCAAAGCTCGCGCGTAATAGCGCTAACAAGCGAGGAAGCTGGAGGACTGGAAATGACGGCCTGGAACGTGCTCCCAAGGGAATCACAAGCTGGGCTATCGAAAAAGCCATTCAGGGGGCTCCTAAGGTCCCCTGGAGCGCCTCTGGCTACGCCCGAGGTCTACGGTCTTGGATCGGGGAGAACGTAACCGCCATTCATGCGGTTGAATTTGCCATTCATGACCCCCGAGGCTGGGCTGGAACGGCAGACGCTTTGTTGGACATCGATGGCACCCTGTGCATTACTGACTGGAAAACCAGCGTTAATGCCCGCAGCGAAGACATGCTGGCTAATTACATCTGCCAGGCTGGAGCGTATTCCCTGGGACTTCAGACCCTGACTGGGCTTAAGCCGAAAAGCGGAGCGATTGTGGTGGCACGTCGCAGCGGAGCACCGCAGGTTCGCTTGCTTAATGAGTTAGAATTACGCGGGGCGGAGTGTCAGTGGTTAGAGAGAATGGACTTGTGGAATTCCCAGCAAGTCCAAAACAGTTAGAGGAAGCCCTGGAGCGTCTTTACAAAGGACAGACCAACGTGGCTATCCAGGCTCAGGGCTTGGGGATGCCTCTGGAACGATTAAAACAGATCTTCACCGCTTATGTAATAGCCCGTCCTATCGACGTGAACGACGAGGACGTATGGCTAGCCGATCAAGCTATGTGCTGGCCCTACGCTTGAGGACCTGGACCGAATCCTTGCAACCTCGCAGCAGCTACAGGACTACCCATCTCCGCAAGATCTAAAAATTCTTGTTTTAGAGATAAATATTGCTGGGACGTTAGCCACAGCGTCATTCCGCATTCTTTGAAGTAGTAAGATTTTTTGTTTTTCATTGTTGAAGAGCTTTAATAGCTGCGAGGTGTTCGTTAATTTGGGATTGGCGTTTGCGGTAGTCCAGCTCGTGACTGGCTAACCATTCGTCAATGGCTTCGTTGATAAGTTCATCCCTGGAACGTCCAACGATTTGGGCCATGTCCTCCATGCGCTGTTCACGGATCCACCGTTCAGCGTGGCGAATCCGTCGCAGATGTTCCCGCTTTTGTTCAGAGCTGGGACGTGGGGGATCTGGCTGGTTAGCCAGAAACCCACGTGCTGTGTCGGAGAGAAAAGCCATCAGCGCAGACGCGGATTACGGTCTGCAGCTGACGGGATGGAGCGTTCCCAATCATCCTGCTCCTGCTCGATTTGCATCTGCTCCAGCTCCTCTTCTGTGTAAAGCTCAGAAGGGAGTGGAGCGTTGTCATCGAAGCGGTAATTCCTGTAGTTCATGCGAAAGGTGAAATGTTTTGAGTGTTGTAGCCCTGCCATTTTTTGGCAGTGTCCATAGCTTTGATGAGCTGGCACGTTTGCTTGTCGTCGCCGGTCGCAATGGCGATCTCTAAGCGGTGCTGCAGCATTGCCAGCACTCCCGCAGGGTTGCAGGGTTCCATCTCTTCAAAGGCTGGGCCATCGTCGGATTGCTGGATTTCCTGCTCTGCTGCGGTTATGTCTGTGTATGCCGTGGAGCGTGAAATGAAGTAGCGCGCGCTAAGGAGTGTTGCGACTGAAGCGACGGGAATTCCTCGCTCAAGCATTGCCCGCGCGTAGCTTAGGCGATGCTGAATCTCTACCTGGGACGCCATCACTTGATTCCCGGCTCGTGCGGATAATCGAGACCCATTGCACCAGCGAAGCGCTGCAGCAATTCGATGTCTTCACTGGAGCGATACGGCGAACCGTGAAGATGAGCGAGAAAATCAACTACCGCGTCCGATATTGCGCGACCTTTAAAGCTGAGCTGGACCGTGGTTTGATGCACGTCGTCCCAGTTGTCGTGGGCTGTTAGTTGCTGTTTATTTAGTGACAGCCTGGGAATTTTGGTGAAAGTGTGGACGTGTTGCGTGTGGTCGAAATAGTTCATGGATGAAACTGGATTTCCTGGAAAGTTGGACGAATCAGCGGTCGGGGTAGATCTCGTCTGCGAGCTGGCGCGCTGCCCACGTCATCGCGTGGTTCACGATGGCCGCGTTCATGTCGTCTCCGTCGTAGAAACCGTCGGCTTCTCCTTCGAGAGCCTGGATCGTTGAGGTCGCGCCGATCGCCTCGCAATAGTCATCGAAGAAGGCCATTAGGTCCTTCTCTTGTTTGTTCCAGCGGTCTAAGAGCTGGTGCGTGTAGCACTCACAAAGATTGACCCAATCGGAGCGGTCGAAATCTTTCAAACCTTCCGGGCAGTCATCAAAGCGGTCAATGATGTCATCGATACAGCGACTGGATGGAGCGGTCCAATCTTTATCGACCCAGCGGGAACCCGCTTCGGTCAATAGTTCGGTGAGTGTGGCCATGGGTGAGCCTTTGATTGAATAATGAAATTGTAGCACAGTGTGGGCGGCCTGGCAACCTTTAACGTCTAGCTAGTTGCCCTGGTCCGGTTAGTATTAGTGAAGGTCTATGAATGCCAGCCCGTGGCTGATAACAACCCCGAAGAAAAGAAGACCAGCGTTGGAGATGATGAGTCCAAGCGTTGGCGCAAGGGACGCGGCGCAGCGCACAAAGTAGAAGAACGCGCGCAAGTTTGTTACGGGTACATTCTGGAGGGTGGGACGAGACACCAGATTGCCGCAAAAGTGTCTTCTAGGTTCAATGTCTCTATGCGCACTGCTCACGATGACTACAAGCGCGCCATGGAGCTGCTAAGAACAGAGCAGACGGGAACGCGCGAGGAGTTGTTGAACCAACTCCAAGCACTGAGGCTTGCGACGGTACAGAAAGCACTTAAACGGGGTCACTATCAGACTGTTTCGGTGTTGCTCTCAGATATGGGGCGAGTAATTGGCGAGGCGGCGCCAGAACAGTTAGCACTACAAGTCCCCACCCTCGACATTAAGATCGAAGGCAGGGAAGAAACGGGCTAATTGTTAAAAACTCAGCGTCCCCAAACTAACACTTTGCAGTAGTTGTAATTATTATTTTTTGTCATGCAGTTAGTATAAGCTAATTCCTCTTGAGCGTGGAAATGTTTACCGGCAAAAATAGTACAAATACCAAGCAAAATTAGGCAAACGGGAAAATACTTTAAAGACATAACTTTGGGTGAGTTAGTGTTAGCAACTGTCTGTGTTGCTAAATACATTATAACCTCTGCTAACTGCTGTACTAGTTTTCTTGTGCCACTGTGCCAGCTGTCACACGCTCCCAAAATTTTTGTTTTTTGAAAAATTTTTTAGTAAATTTGTACTGTGTGCCAGTCGGTGCAACTGTCACACGGGGGGCAGTGTTGCAAAGTAGTACACTTGTACCCAAGCGCGGGGAACTTACTGATACATCCCAGTTTATTTGATTGTACTACACCCACCTGGGGGGTAGGGGTTGAAAAAACAGTTAATGTATTACCCATGGCCGTACAAAATGCACCCCCACTTAGTCTTCGCTGGGCACAGGGGCAAGTATTCACCGACGAACACAGATTCCGCGTCCTAGTTGCAGGCCGTCGTTTCGGAAAGTCATACCTTTCCTGCGTTGAACTTTTGCGTGGAGCGATAAATAACCCCGGTGAAACCTTCTTCTACTGCGCCCCTACCTACCGAATGGCGAAGGATATTGCCTGGAAAGTCCTTAAAAAGCTTGTTCCCAAAGCTTGGATTAAAACTAAGAACGAAACCGACCTGAAATTAGAGCTAGTCAACGGCTCAACCATTGAATTAAAGGGCACAGAAAATGCAATGGCCCTCCGTGGCCGCAGTTTGTCTGGCGTCGTACTCGACGAAGCCGCATTTATGGACGCCGAGGTCTGGTTCGAGGTCATTCGACCCGCCCTTGCCGACAAACAAGGCTGGGCATTATTCATATCTACCCCGGATGGTACGGCCAGCTGGTTTTACGACCTTTGGTGCTACTGCGAGAATGACCCAACCCAAGAATGGAAGCGCTGGTGTTACACCACCATCGAAGGAGGCAACGTCCCTGCCGACGAAGTTGAAGCAGCCCGCGCGCAACTCGACCCGCGCACTTTCCGCCAAGAATTTGAGGCATCCTTCGAAAACCTCACCGGCCTAGTAGCCATCAGTTTTTCCGACGACAACATCTCCACCGACGCCAAAGACATCTCCATTCAACCCCTTCTCCTGGGCGTGGACTTCAACGTGGACCCAATGAGCGGAATCTGCGCCATCAAAGACAAAGACACCCTCTACGTCTTCGACGAAATCATGCTCACAGGCGGCGCAACCACCTGGGATTTTGCCGAAGAAGTTACCCGCCGTTACGGCGTAGACCGCCGCGTAATCGCCTGCCCCGACCCCACGGGTGGAGCGCGCAAAACCAGCGGCGTCGGCGTCACCGACCACGCAATCCTCCGCCGTAGCGGCTTCACCGTTCAATCCCCCCGTTCCCCCTGGAAAATCCGCGACAAAATCACCGCCGTCAACACCGGCCTTATGGACGCATCCGGCGCACGCCGCGTAAAAATTCACCCAAGGTGCAAAGAACTAATCAAATCACTACGAACACTGACGTATGCCCCTGGAACGGGCTTACCAAACAAGAATTTAGGAGTGGACCATGCGTTCGACGCATTTGGGTACTTAGTGCTGCAGCAATTCAACCTTGCAAAACCCGAAACACTAGGTACAACCTCTTACCGGCTTTATTAAAATAGGCAGGTATTCCTTTATGAGGGGTGCGCAGAGTCTCCTGCAGCGGATCAGGAGTGAGGAATGCAGGCGCGTGAGCCGGTTCTAGTCCGCATTCATTGAAGCAGTTAGACTAAGGGCAAGTTACTTGTCTTTGTGATGCCCAAAGGTGCTGGAACTTACGGTACGCAAAAAGGCCGTCCACCAAAGAAAAAGAAGGGAATGAAGAAAGG